CAGCGATATCAATCTTTGGTGGATCACTGACCACAAGCATAGTTGCGGGCGTGATCAGGGACAACCCAAGATACACATTGTTAATACCACAGGAAAGTAGAGTAAATACAATCACACAAGAAACCAGGCAGGTGATCATACCTGAAGAAACTAGAGAATTGGAGTTTGAAGTATAACATATGGCAGACACAACAGGATTTTTTAAAAACCAGCAAGGTATCACCATAGAGAAGGACCCAACAGCCAATGTGGCCTACACACTGGACTGGAGTCAGTACCTGCCAACCAACACAATCATATCATCAACCACAATCACCATTGAAACTATTTCAGGGGACTCTTCACCACTGCAACATCCAACTGACGCCGCGACAGATGTCAGCATAATAACCAACAACAAGGTTAGGATTAGGGTGGAAGGTGGCACAGATGGCAATGTCTATGACATAGCCTGCCAGATCACCACAGATGGTGGTGACATAGATACCAGACACTTCAAGGTGGTGGTGAAAGAGAGAAATTTAATATAATGGAACAAGACAACAAACAAGAAGAATTCAAACCAAGTTTCAAGAGGAAACCTGTTGACAAGGACATGGTGTTCAGGCTGGCGTGCCTGATGTGTTCCTATGATGAGATAGGTGGCGTGTTTGGCATCACAGGTGCCATGATACAGAAGAAGTACAAGAAGGTTGTGGAACTGGGCAGGGCCACAGGCAAGAAGTCACTGAGGAAGGCACAGTGGGAGAAGGCCATCGCTGGTGACACAAGATTACTAATGTTCCTTGGAAAAAATTATCTGGGCCAATCTGAGAATGGTGAGCAGACAGAGGACAACAAACCTTTACCTTGGGATGAAGAAGCATAATGAAATTATCAGTACCACAATCAGAAGTGGCCAAGTCAAAGGCTAGATTCCGCGTTTTGGCTTGCGGCAGGCGTTGGGGGAAAACAACACTGGCCATCAGGGAACTGGCATACCACGCCAAGGAGCCTGATTCAGTTTGTTGGTATTTGACAGGATCCTACAGGGCCGCGAAGGGCCTGGCCTGGGAACCATTGAAGACACAGTTGGGCAGATTGAACTGGATACAGAAAGTGAATGAAGCGGAACTGACAATAACATTGAAGAATGGATCAAGGATATGCTTGAGGGGGTCAGAGAACCCTGACGCATTGAGGGGGTTCTACATAAAAGGTATTTTGATAATGGATGAATTCCAAGACATAGATCCCAAGGCCTGGGAAGTGATGAGACCAACACTGTCAGACCACAAGGCAAGGGTCCTTGTGTGTGGCACACCCAAAGGTAGATCAAATCAACTGTTTGACTTCTTCCAGAGGGGACAGGACAGCACAGAACAAGAATGGCAGAGTTGGCAATACACCACAGCACAGGGAGGCTGGGTAGATGAACAAGAATTAGAACAGGCCAGAAGAGACCTTGACAAGAGGACCTATGATGTTGAATACAACGCACAGTTCTCCAACTATGAGGGAGTTGTGTACTACGCATTTGACAGGAAGACACACATCAAGGACATCACATTTGATGGACCACAACAGATCATACACTGTTCTTTAGATTTCAATGTCAATCCCATGTCCGCTGTGTGCTTTGTGTACAAGGACAACCATTTCTACATCATTGATGAGATTGAGATGTATGGATCAAACACAGATGAGATGTGTCAGGAGATCCTTAACAAGTTTCCCAACGCAAAGGTGTTCGCGTATCCAGATCCATCCGCAAAGGCTAGGAAAACATCCGCTGGTGGCAGGACAGATGTAAGTATCTTACAGAACAATGGTTTTATAGTCAAGATGTACAACAAACACATGCAGGTCAGGGACAGGATAAATTCAGTGAACACAGCACTCATGAATGGTGCTGGTGAGAGCAGTATTTCAATACACCCAAGGTGCAAGAAATTGATACAGTCACTTGAGAGACAGATCTACAAACCAGGCACATCACAGCCTGAGAAGGACACAGGATGGGACCACATGCTAGACGCATTTGGTTATGGCGTATCATTCCTTAAACCAGTGAAGAGGACATTAGAAGAACAACAACAACAACCAAAAACTTGGGGAGTGAAGGTAGCATAACATGGCACAACAGATATACACTACAAATCAAGATCCTGAAGACTTCGCGAGCCTTTATGATCTCATAGGTGTTCATCCAGAATACCACAATCATTACCAGAGGTGGTCATTCCTCTACAACTCATACATGGGAGGCCATCAGTACAGGATGGGCAAGTACCTGACAAGGTATGTGTATGAATCAGAATCAGATTATGTACAGAGATTGGTCACAACACCATTGGACAACCACGCCAAATCAATCACGCACACAATTAACAGTTTCCTGTTCAGGCAGAAACCAGAGAGAGACTTCAATGGTCTGAAGAACAATCCAGAACTTAGACCTTTCCTAAAGGACGCTGACCTAGATGGCAGGAGTTGGGACGCCTTCATGAGTGAGGTCAACATACACAGCACAATCGCAGGTCACTGTCTTGTGTTGTTGGACAGACCACAATCAAACGCGGGCACCAAGGCTGAGGAACTTGCAACTGGCATCAGGACATATGCCACACTGTTCACAGCACCAAACATCCTAGACTGGCAGTTTGAGAGACTACCATCAGGACACTATGAATTGAATTACTTAAAACTGCTTGAGGTTGAGCAAAGAGCGTATGGGCAGGTCTCTGACTACTTTGTCAGAACTTACACCAAAGAAGACATCACACTTGAGAAGTATTCACCAACCAAGCGTGATGGTGGACAGGAGGTCTTAAGCATCATACCAAATGAACTGGGCAAGATACCAGCGGTGTTTGTGTATGACCAGAGATCACCTGTGAAGGGAATTGGGGTCAGTTTCATTGGCGACATCTGTGATGCACAATCCTACATAGCCAACCAGACCACTGAGGTTGAACAGTTGATAAGACTGCAGAACCATCCCTCACTTGTGAAGACACAGGACACAGAGGCTTCAGCGGGTGCTGGTGCAATCATCACAATGCCAAATGAATTGGATGGCAATCTTAAACCTTTTTTATTACAGCCAAACTCACAGTCAATTGATGGCATACTGAAATCAATACAGTCAACTATTGAGAGCATTGACAGGATGGCACACATGGGTGCGTTGAGGGCAGTTGAGACCAGACAGATGAGTGGTGCGGCAATGGTCGCGGAGTTCACTCTCTTAAATTCCAAACTGTCTGAAAAGGCCAAACAGATGGAATTAGCAGAAGAATCAATCTGGAGACTATGGGCAGAATGGCAGGGACTCACATTTGATGGAGACATCAAGTACCCCAACACATTCCACATCAGAGACAAAGGAATGGACATGGACCTATTGGAGAAGGCCGCGAGGACCAATCCCACAGATCCAATGGTCAGGAAGGCCATTGACAAGAAGATACTTGAGATCATAATGGATGAGGATGAGATAGCACAGTTGGAGGAGATGCCACACCCTGTGACAACACCAGCGACCAGGACCCAGCACATACAGGAAATGATAATGCAGGGCTACACTGACACGCAGATGTTGGAACTACATTCAGAGATCACACAGGCAGACATTGACCAGGCCAAGCAGGCACTGTTGGACAACACAGACCAAGATCAGTAATAGGACCACATATCCATAGTGATGTGGAGCCACATCCATAAGTACACACACAATGAGCAAGATAGATTGGAATCCATATGATTGGCTGGCGGGCATTGAGCGACAACTCAATGATCTCACAACCAAGCACAACCAAGTGGTCAAGAACCAACAAGAACTCACACTGGCACACAATGGACTGGCCCACAGGGTAAAGATCCTTGAGGACAGGCTGACCAGCATTGAACAACACATCAACAGCAAGAAGGATGGCGTCAAAGCACTCACAGATGATGTGGTGGATCAACTGGCCAAGACCTTTAGCGACAAGTTAAGGGGACTGGACAAGTGACATCACCATTGATAGACCTACAGGCTGAGATGATGGCTGATCGCTGGATAGAGGATGGCGGCATGGACCTCACTGAGCGGGAGGAGAAGTTTGAACTGATGTCAGACTACATCATACTGCTGAGCGGACAAAGTGAGACATCAGAGTTCAAGGGTGCCATGATAAGGATGAGGGCCAGGGAACTGTACGCCAACTATCTTGGCAAGCGAACATTAACAAAGGTGATGAACAAGAATGGCAAAATATCAAGGAAGAACAGTAAGACTTAACAGCCCAATGAGGGGCGATGTTAAAAAATTCAAGGTGTTTGTGCGGAACAAACAGACTGGCAAGATCAACAAGATCAATTTTGGCCAGAAGGGCATGAGCATAGGCAGGAAAGATCCTGACAGGCGTAGAAGTTTCAACGCCAGGATGGGTGCTGTGCTCAAAAAGGTCAGGGGACAGAAGACACTGTCACCAGCGTACTGGTCAATACAGGCCTGGAAACCCAACTTCAAGATATGATATTGGATCACAAGCATCTCTTGATCAGGGCGGAGTGTGAACGCATACCAGGCAGGGATTTTGACCTAAAGGTGAAATTGGAGGAATTGGTGGATTTGATAGATATGAAGATTTTGGCAGGACCAATGACAGCGTGGTGTGACATGCCAGGCAACATTGGTTGGTCAGGCACCACAATCATTGAGACATCACACATAGCGTGGCACAGTTGGAATGAGTCAGGCCTGTTGAACCTGGACATCTACAGTTGCAAGGACTTTGACCCACACAAGGTCATAGCCTGGGCTGATGTGTTCAAACCAACCCATATGGAATACAAGTTCCTTGACAGGAACACCAAGTTCGCCACACTTGAACAGGACACACTGGAGTTTGACCATTGACACAGGAAGAGAAGATTAGACAACAGGCTGAATACGCCAGATCATTGCTGGACGCTGTGTATGAACCACAACGCCTCAAGCGACAGCAGATCACAGAGCGACGCAGGATCAACATGCGATTGAAGGAAAAGGAGGGCAAACAATGCAAGGCAAAGGCACACTCACACACATAGAACTGTTTGACACGCCAGCACACCTGGCCTTGGAGGCCGCACTCAAGGACTACTACTACTGGTGGAAGTACTGCAAGAGGTTGAAGTCCAAGAACAGTGCGTTCATGGCCAGGAAGGCCCTGGAAAAGGTCAAGCGACTGGCACACACCAGGAAGTTGGAACTGTTGTCACTTTACAGCGAGGACCCCAAGCGTAAGTACATACACAACACTGAAAACAAGGAGAAGCAGAATGAAAATGAAAACCAAAAAGAAAAAGAATAAAAAAGGTGGCAGGAAACCAGGCGGCAGAAGAAAGTAGTCTGGTTCGCTGGATCACCCAGCACATAGCCAAACCACAGCAGGCACTTGGGGGCCTGGCCATTTGTCCATACGCCCTCAAGGCCATCAACTCCAACAGGTACAGGATCATACAAGGCCAGAGGCCAATCAAAAAATTCATCTACCAGTGTTGCTATCAATTCAGCAAGGACATTGACATAATGATTGTGTGGTATCCCAGGGTCAGTGAGCCATACCAGGACCAAATATGCTCACAGATAACGCACACATTCCCCAAACTGGCTGTGCTGTATGACAACAAGATCAACAAAGGAAAAATAAAGGGACTACAGTTCTCTTACCAGAAGCGGGACCTGTTCATGATACAGGACCTGAAAACCCTAAAGCGGCATCAGACATTGTTGAGGCAGAACACCAACTGGTATGACCTTGTGCAAAATGATGACATGTTTCTTTAGGGTGTTAAATACTTTTACAAATGGCAAATATCAAATATGAAATAGTGTACGCTGACCCACCTTGGCACTACGCCAAGAGAAACACCAACACAAGATTTGGAGGAGGTGTCACAGACAAGTATCCAACAATGAGTGTTGAAGAGATATGTGATATACCTGTAAAAGATTGGGTCGCAGATGACAGCATGTTGTTCCTGTGGACCACCATGCCATATCTTGAACAAAGTTTCAAGGTAGTCAATGCTTGGGGTTTTGAATA